AGCTTACCGCCCTTTGGAGCGCATACCAACATACCAACAGCCCCGTTAGCTTTTGCTATCCATTCGGCTGCACGCAACAAGTCAAGGCCAGGCCCACCTTTGCGATGTGATTCAGTGACAAAGTAAGACTCGGTCGAAGCAACACGTTTGCCGTAATGCGGCACAACATTTATCACTAAAGACAAGAATCCAACCAGCACGTCATCAACATACGCAGCAATGAGATGAAAATCTCCAGCCACTTCCATTAATCTGTACATCCCGAACTGATAGTTTGGACGCGGCATTCCAGCAATAGCTGACTCGTTTGCGTACTCTTCAATCAATCCCGCGAACTTTGGGTCACCGGCCAACTCATGGCAAGTAACTTGTTTGATCACGCATGATGGCAATCTAGTAGCTGGATGTGGTAATACGGGCACCTCATACAAGAGCGTACGGATCATAGTCTCTGGCCTTTGCTTTAGTTTTTGGAATGTCTTCACCGCCCATGAACTCGGCCACCGGCTGCGCGAATGTCATGGCCAGGGCGTCACCATCATCTGGGCTGGCCATACCTCGGCGCTTCATTGCTTCTTTGGACTCGAGCAAGATGCTGTCGTCAGGTCTAAAGCCATACTCAACCGAGGTCAAGTCAGTGGCCAACTCTTCGTCTTTAGCCAGGCAGCCACCCTTTAACCAATCACGCATACGGCCCCAGATCTCTGCCCGCTTGTTCGCGTACTTCTTGGGATCATCTGCCTTGCCACCGAACTGCACCTCAATCACGTCATAGTTAAGCTGGCGCAGGCGGTCGATCACGCCACCACCTACACCGCCACCGTCTACAAAAATGACCACGCCATAGCTGGCAGTTTTTAGCAGCTTTACATGCTCAACAACCCGGCTGGTTAGCTGCATCAGATCCAGGCCGCGGTATCGTTTAGGCGGGAATGTGGCAGCATCGCGCCCCACCCTGGTACGGATCACACTCTGATCGTCACCAAAACGAGCCACATCGACGCCAACGACCGCAGTCCTACCAGACATACTGCTGACCTCCGGCACGCGATCCATAGCGTCATCTACCAGGTTCCTGGGGATGAACTGCAAGCTTGATGCTTGTGGAAATATGCCTCTGACACGGACGCGAACGAAGTCACTGTCCTCGCCATAGTCACTTACCCACTCATCGATGGTGCCTTTGTTGGTGATCTGCACCGACCGGCTGTCAATTTGCTGCGTGTTCCAGCGGTGCCTAAACTTGTTGAAGCACTCAAAGAACCGGCCGGTGTTCCTGGTCGGGTTGCCAAACACAAACCAAAAGGGTTCGCCGTCAGTCAATCCACCCTCGGCCACTTCCCAGATCTTGTCCGGCACAGCAGACGCTTCGTCAAAAATGTAATACGGTGATGAGTTGGCAGCATGCAAACCCGCAAAGCTTTCGCTGTTCTCTTCCCGGCACGTTTGTGCATCGCAGCGCCAGGACTCTGGAAAGTCTTTGTGAACGATCCGCATCGCGCCCTTGCCGGTGGTTACTTCAAACCAATGGCCGGTAATGCATTTCTTTTTCCACTTGCCAAGCTCGGCCCAGGTTTTAGATCCAAGCTGGTCGCTGGTGTTGGCGGTCACGACGCCTTTGCTGTGTGGCCTGGTCGATGCAATCCATAGGATGAGCCAGGATGTAATGGCCGACTTACCGATACCGTGGCCAGAACTGGTGGCGTGGCGCTGGGCTGGCACCGGCTGCTGCCCGTCAAACGCGTTGGCGCGCACTTCCTTGCCAATGCTGTCCATAAATTCGCAAGCCCATTCATCCGGGCCATACTTGCTGTTGTACTTTGATGCCCAGGGTTCGCGTAGCTCAACCATTTGCAGGGTTGGATCGTTGCCCCAATCGAATGCATACATCACAAAGCCCAGGGCGTCGTCAAAGAACCTCCCCATATCTTGGGCTAGGGCAACATCACTCGGGCTGGTTGACACGCTTACGGGCCTCCAGGATGGCTGTATCGAGGGCAACTGTGCCGCTGTGTTCGACGCCTACCTTCTCGCCGTACTTCTTGGGGTTCCATTTGGCCAGCAGCTTCATGCGCTGCTCGACCCGGTTCTTGAGCCAGGACACATGGCCAGCATCCAGCCGGCTGCCGTTGTCAGACACAACTTCGATTGGAAAAGTGTCGATGATCTCGAGAGTCTCTTCAGCAATCGCGTCATGGCCAAGCTCCCTCGCGTGCGCGATCCGTGCGGAAAACTCCTTATCTTTTACTTGCCAATCGTAAATAGTACGCCATGCGGGTTTACCCTCAAGCCGGCAAAACTCGCGCAAAGTCTTGCCCTGGCTGATCCATTCGACCAACTCTTCGGCAATGTCTTCTGGTACCGCCTCGGGCGGTCTACCCATTTTTTTAGGTTCAGATTTCTTTGTGGCCATTTTGTTTTACTCTTTTCCACCGCTCTGGTGTTTGTGCCCTTCGTTCATACCGGCAAACCTTTGCTACAAAATTTTTTGATAAGTTCAAGAGCTTGGCAATCTTGCCGTAGCTCATGGCGTCATCCTCATGTAAATCGCGGATCTTGTCGATAACTTCGTCAGACACCGTGCAGTTGTGGTGGGAGGAGCCTATCCGGTAGCCAAACTCGTTGACTGCTACGATCATGGTTTTCTCCTTGCCACTCATAACCTCAATACTTTGGTGGCTTTGGTGGCTTTTTGCTTTTACCTGGCATGGCTATCCCCTTGTGATTAAAAAGAAACTGTGCTAATTCTCCCTCAACATTGCGTTTTCTGCAACAGGAATATCACCGGTGATCTGAAGTGCCCAATCAATTTCAAATGGGGTGAACATGTGACCGTCGCCTTCGCGCACTGCGCCTAGGATTCCGTCAGCCATTTTGCGTTCGTCACTTCTTTCGCTGGGCGTAAAAGACTTCATTCATTTTTTCCTTTAGTTTCTCCACGGACGCCGAGCCTCTTGGCTTTAACCTTTCGAATAACGCTTCTCTGCGCTTGTGCAATGGCAAAGTAAGCAGATGCCTGGCTTCGCATTCGATTAACCAGGCGCGACAGTTGGAACAACAGCTTTGGCCATCGACCAGCTTTATCTTTTTTTCGTCTGTACATTGTTGACATTTCAATCCTCCAACTCCCGGATCTGACGTTTGCGCCAGCCCCTAGCTTCGGTTTGGTTGGTCATGGTCATATGCTTTTGCTTGCATGCTACACACACGCATTGGAATGGGTGGTCGTATTGATCTAATACCCTGGCCGCATTCCACCCAGCTTTGAATATGTACCAGGCTGCGTCGTTGTCGCTCATTACCACGTCGCCAAAGATTCGATTGAACTCTGACCTTGCATCCATCAATGCTTCTCCCCTGCCTGTGCCGTCATGTGCTTGAGGTATCCATCAATGATCTCGTACGCAATTTGTGGCGTCATCTCTTTGTAGGCTTCTTCAAACCTAGACTCGGTTGCGTCATCGTCGTTAAAACCAATTGCAAACTCACACACTCCAAAGCCTTCAGGTTGGAAAAAGAATCGAAGCTCGGGCGCGCCAAGCTCGGTTTGCTTTTTCATGATGATGACCTGGCCCAGCTTTTTACTCTCAAATATTTTTGCAAATTTCATTGCTCTTCCTTTTCATAATCAGCAAGCCACTGCTTCATGGTTTGGTATTTTGGATGCTCTCTATTTTCAGCGAAGTGTTTAATGCTTGCAAACAACTTCTCCCAGGTTTTGGCTTCGTAGAACAAATCAGAATTTACAATTTCGTACATGTCTGACTTGGTCTTAAAGACGCTGCCGTCTTCCCGCTTACGATCAACGCCTTTGATAAATAGATTGGCGCGTTCCAAGAATAAAATTTTTGGCAGCCACCCACATACCGTTAGTTTGTTTTCATTGCGGTTGATGCTGGTAAACAAGTAGGCATCCACATTGAACTTCACTTGTGACCTGGTTAGGTTGTTTACAAAGTTAAGCCTGGGCGTTACGGTGCGGCCCATTGTTTTAATGTCAAAGCTTACGTCGTAGATGTGTGCATCGATGCCACCATCAAAGCCGCCGCCTGCTTTCATCAATGGCTGCTCAAGCGCCAGGTTCAACATGTTCTGGCCAATGATGCCGGTAAGCTGTTGGTCTTTTGAACCATCGCTACCATCACCGCGGCTGCCCATGTTGCCGGCGTTGCAGCAATCAATCGACGCATCGATAACCTTGTCAGGGATGTCAACTGTAAAAGCCATTACCTATTTATCCACCAGTAGATAACGCCTACAATTAAAAGCAAGGTTATTGACATGCCCATCAAGACCGACGCAGTGTGCAAGAAAGTAAGGTCGTTTATAGACATTTGATCTCCGGCTTGTAGTTGGGCCAGCCTGGGCGCACTACCGCATCAATGTGCTTGTTTGCTTCCCATATAGACCTCATGTGGCAATAGTGTTCGTCTTGTTGTATTTCATCTTCAAGATCCATTGTGCCTACCAATCCAAATGCGCCTATCAACACCACTGCAATTGCAATTCCTTTTAATGTTTCATTCATGTTTTTCTCCTTGTTCATTTTTTGTAAACTCCCGTAGCGTCATATTTCTTTCGCCCCGAAGCACATGCAGGGCAAATCCGTCTAGTTACTTTCCCAAGTTTGTTGTAAATGGGTTTCCACGCACTTAACTCAACAACGTAAACATCACGCTGGCACTGCATACAAAATTTAATTGTCATGTTAATACCAAGTGAATAAGTCAGGCGGTTGCCTATCGAGATTACTGGGTTTCCCGACGCAGGATCCCGCAAGGTATTTTCAGCATGTCTGCCTAGCCCGACTTAATCGGTTATGTTTATTTTGCTGCCCCTTTCATGGCCATGTGTTTACCAAGCCCATCGATAATGTCTTTGATACGTTTTCTATTTGCTTCGGCCTGCTCTTCAGTAATCTTGTGTTCTATTTGCTCCGGTGGTGCCGGCCTTGGGGCCATGCGGCAAAGCTGTTTGAACTGAATGCAGTTTGGCACACGTTCTGGTAAATGCTCCAGGGCATAAGCAATTGCTTCTGGCCATTTGATAAAGCCGCCAAGCTCTTCTGCCCATGTAGCTTTGGCATTTTCTAATCCAGCATCAATGCCGTTGACCATGCCCGTGCTGTATTGGCCAATGAAGTCTCGGCCGTAGATCCCTTGCATCCTGGCAAAGATCTTTTCAACCCAAGCGTTTGGTAGTGGTAGGTTCTGAATCATAGATTGCTCCTTCAATTACGTTGCCTTGATATTCGTCGTGTTTTGGTAAAAGACCGAGTGAGCGTGCTATGCCCTCCTGGTTGATTTGATGCTGCGTTTTGTTTTGGTTCTGTTCCTTGTTAACCCATTCGGCCTTGAACCCTGCCCATCCCCTGGCGCAGCATTCAACCAATGCTTTTTCAAGTGACCATCCAGCTTTGCGTGCTTCACGTTCAATACCTTTGACGGCAGATTCGGTGACCGCTGCTTTTTTTAATTTCCGGATTTGTAGAAAGTCTGACCAGGTTGCCGGTGAAACGCCGTCAGGTGTGGCAATCGGTTTCTTCTTTTCTATTGGTTCTTGGTTATTGGTTATTGGTTTATGGTTCTTGTTTAGTTGAACATCCGTTGAACGGCCGTTGGATCTTTTTGCAGCAGACGCCAAACCGGCTCTGGATGCGGCTTCCAGCTTGCCGTGGTACTTGGAAATCTCACCATCAGCACGCTGATTGATCCATCCGGTGCCATCAACAAGCTCAAAAAATTCAGCAAGAATTGTCTGCACTTCAACCTGGTTGTCACGCAAGTCAATAAGCCGTGCAACGGTTGTTGAACTCTCGTTCAACGGTTGTTCATGTAGGTAGTACAGATCGAGCAGCCGACGGTAGGCCAAATCTTCTATGGGTGATAGGTGCCTGGTGTGGCTGGCGTAGTCGCCAATGTTGAAAGAGTAGTAATGCATCAGAGACTCGCTCTCTGTTGCTTGATCTTTCGCAACAGTTCTGATGTACGTTTTTGATAGGCTTTTGCGTGCCTTGCATTGCAGTCAACGCAGTTGCCGTTTGTGGTGTAGCGAGATTCGCAACCACAGACCTGGCATGCCTTTCCTAGGTATTTGCCTTGCCCTTTTGCAGCAGCTTCAGCGCGGGAGTCTTCCATGTTTCAATCTCCTGTTGGTTAATGGAAGCTCCACTTTAGCACACTACACACTTACAGTGTCAACTGTTTTTTAAAAGGGAATGTCGTCAGCCATATCTTCAAAGCCGGAGCTAGGTTTTAGCAGCGCGCCCGTCTTTTCTTGAGGTGTTGATGTTTGCTCCATCTTTGGTGGTAGATCGATCTGATCCACAGAAAGGCGCAGGCGCGATTTAAGCGTGCCGTCCTTGGCTGTGTATTCCTCAAACTTGAGCGGGCCGCTGACGGTTACCTTTGCGCCCTTGTGTAGGTAAGGCTGCAAGCTTGTTGCCCGCTTTCCCCAGAGAGCGCAATCAACCCACATGGTTTCGGGTTTGTCTTTAGTGCCGGTCTGCACGCCAATGGCAAAGTTCAAGATGTTGTCGCCGTTGTGTGTGCGTAGTTCTGGGTCGCGGCCCAGGTTGCCGGAGAGTATTGATAGGTTCATGGTAAGGGTTCCTTCGAAATTCGAACGCGGACTAGACCCCCAATTTGCTCTGCGTTCACTCGAGCAGTCAGGGTTGTAAATCGTTTGTCGTCGCAGCGCAGCGCATCGCACAGGCCATCAATGCCTGACTTCATGCGCGCCACTAAATTGTCTCGATCATATTCACGCCGGTGAGGTGGCACAAACTCAAGCTCGAGCAGCAGCGGGCCAATGGGTAGCTCTGGCATCCAGCCCTTGAGTTGATCCTTGGCTGTGGCCCAGCAAGCCCCACGGTAGATCTTCTTTTCACGGGCCAGGATTGACCAGTGCGTGCGGGAGTTGGGAGACAGCTTTGGTTGTGGCCAGGGCAAAGTAAATTCAAGCATGCGTTTCGCGACCAAACACAATGTCATGGGCTGTGATGCCTATGTCTCTGGCCGCGGCAGCAGCCAAGAGCTTGCGCTGTATTTGAGTTGGCACCAGGCCACTCTTGCGCCAGCGCGAGACAGCAGCCGGGTCACGGCCTACGCACTTGGCTAATTTGCGGACTCCACCGAACATGTCGATGGCCAATTCAACTGGGTTAACGTGTTTATTTTCCATAGTGTTGCCATGTTGCCACAACATCAACACCCCGTAAACAGTGGGTTTCCGAGCTATCAACGTATTTATACAAATTATTTTGCAAAAAGCTATTGCGTTGTGGATTTGAGTGGGTGTATGATTACTCATCGAACGGAAAAACGATACCGCATTTAGCACCAAGCGACGGCCTCCGGGCCTGACAGAGTTAGCTAAATGGCCGAGCCGGATTCTGGGAAAGATTCGAAAGCAAGCCTAGAACCCAATGCTTGCATCCCTTAAATGTTAAGACACTGGAGAGAATCATGACAACAGTTATCACCACCACCGCTTCTTCTGCTGACGAACTCGGCACATTGTTGGCGCAAATCGCAACACTCACAAAGCAAGCTGACCTGATCAAAGACGCAATGAAGGACATCGCAAGCGCCAGCGACGTCAAAGTTTTTGAAGGTGCCTTGTTTAAATCAACTTACGTCGAAGCAGATCGTTCTGTTACGGATTGGAAAAAGCTGGCCAAAGACCTGGCCATCCCTGCCGACACAGTTGCTGCTTACACCAATACCACAGCAGTGTTCAGCATCAAAACCACTTCACGTTAAGGAGAAATCAAATGGATAGCTACACAGCAACAGGCATCGCAGAAGGTTTTATTTGCCCAGATTCAGAAGATCAAATTATTGAAGCCTGGCAGACATTGATTGACACCGGCTTGGCCTGGCAGCTTCAGGGTTGGTTTGGCCGTGCAGCAAGGGAACTGATTGAAGAGGGTGTGTGCTTGCCGGCAGAGAAAAGCCGCCTGCTTAAAGCAGCAAAAGAGCTTGGCAAGATTGAATTTGTAACCATCAATTAAGGAGAAAAATCATGGGTCAATACCACGTTTTGTACAACACAGATAAAAAAGAATATGTCCACGCACACCGGATTGCCAACGGCTTAAAGCTGCTTGAGCAAGTGGGCTTTGAAAAGTCCACAGCAACTGCCTTGTTCTTGTTGGTGGCCAACAGCAATGGCCGGGGTGGTGGCGATGCCAATGAGCATGAGTTGATTGGCCGCTGGGCCGGTGATCGCATTGTTGTCCAGGGTGACTATGCCGAGAAGGGCGACCAGGCTTACATCAGCGACACCGACAAAGAGGGCTACACAGAAATTTCAGACCTGGTGCTGGATCTTCTGAATAAGTACGACGAATAGCGTTGACACAAAGTCAACGAAATGGATTATAATTTCCACAGGCAACCACAAGGAGAAACAAAAATGGCAGAATTTTCAGTACACAATGTTAAGTCAATTCGTATCAGCGATGTTCGCGAACACGATAGCTTTGTAACTCGCACCATTCACATTGAGGATGACAAGGGCGAGACACACGAAGTTACTTTGTTTAGCAATCACGTTGATGACGAAGAAACCCTGCGCGTGTGGTTGTGAACTACATCGCAGAAATAGAACACCGTGTCGCGGGCATCCCCTGCCTTATCGGTGTCATCAGTTACGAAACCGAGCCACAAACTTGGGACGAACCTGGTGGCACTTATATGGAATGGGAAATCCTAGACCGGCGTGGCCGCTCTGCTCCGTGGCTGGAGCGCAAGGTGACCACAAAAGAGGAGTCCTCAATTGAGGAAGCTATTCATAACGAAATGGAGAATTGATATGGCAATCGAAACTATTGAAATTAAAGACCACGAAGAATGGTTACAGCAGCGCGCAGTAGACGTGACCAGCACCGAGGTGTCTGCCCTGTATGGGTTGTCGCCTTACCTTACAGAGTTTGAGTTATTCCACAACAAGCGCGACAGAGTCGTGGTTCGGTTGGAACCTAACGAGCGAATGAAGTGGGGCAACCGCTTGGAAACGGCCATTGCACATGGCGCAGCAGAAGACCAGGGCTGGGATATTACAAAGCTCAACGTGTACATGCGTGACATGGACGCCAGGATCGGATCAAGCTTTGACTTCCAAATCAACAGCAAGAGTGACGGCCCAGGCATTATGGAAATCAAGAACGTAGACGGCCTGCAATACCGCCGCTCCTGGATCGATGACGGGGCCGGAAACATTGAAGCGCCGGAACACATCGAGCTACAAATCCAACATCAAATGGAAATTTCAGGCTACGAGTGGACAGCCTTGGTTGCCCTGGTTGGTGGAAATGAGCAAAAGATAGTCCTCCGAAATCGCGATAAGGCAATCGGTGCGGACATTCGCCAGCGCGTAAAAGCGTTCTGGGAACAAGTGAAGAATAACACAGCGCCATCTCCAGACTACAGCGCAGATGCTGAATTCATCATTAAAAAACTGCACGCAGATGCAGACGCTAACCTGGTCGCAGAATCAGATAGCAGCCTGGACGAATTGATTGAGCAGTACGCGTACCTTACTCGCATGATCAAAGAACAGGACGGCATCAAAGACGCTACCAAGGCACAGATCCTGGAGCGTATTGGCAAGGCCAGCAAGGTGGTTAGCCCCCTGGGCACGATCTCTTGTGGCTTAACCAAAGAATCGCTTGGCACTCTGGTTACCCCAGACTTGCTTGGCACCTACATTGGCGCTCGTAAAGGGTTCCGTAATTTCCGATTCACTCCAAAGAAAGAGGCTTAATCATGGCATCAGAACAACGCATCTACAAAGTGGCAGGCGCAGGCAACGTCTACCTGGTGCAAGCATCAAGTCAAGCGCAAGCATTGCGACACATTGCCGGCAAGCTTTATCAGATCGACGTAGCCAAGGCAATTGACGTCGCTGCAATGATGGGCCAAGGCGCAAGCGTTGAGGTAGCAACAACAATCCCCGAGCAATCAGATCTTTTAACTGAAGGAAAAAAATCATGACTACTGGAACAGAAATCACACCAATGGAAGCTATGCGCGGCACTCTAGTCAAGATGCAGCCAGAGTTTGCAGCAGCCCTGCCACCACAAATCCCGGTCGAGAAGTTTATTCGCACTACCCTTACCGCGGTGCAGATGAACCCGGATCTACTCCAGGCCGACCGCCGCAGCCTGCTTGGCGCATGCATGAAGGCAGCCCAGGATGGTTTGCTGCTTGATGGCCGGGAAGCCGCGCCCGTCATCTTCAATACCAAGGACGGCAAGAAAGTCCAGTACATGCCAATGGTTGGTGGCATCTTGAAAAAGATCCGCAACTCTGGTGAGTTGGCCAGCATCAGCGCCCAGGTAGCGTACGACAAGGATCACTTTGAGTACGAGTTAGGTGACAACGAGAATATCGTTCACAAGCCATTCCTGGGTGACGACCGCGGCAAGCCTATTGCTGTTTACGCTGTGGCCAAGACCAAGGACGGCGCAATATACCGTGAGGTAATGAGCGTGGCCGACGTTGAGAAGGTTAGGGCATCCAGCAAGGCCGGCAAGTTTGGCCCCTGGGTTGAGTGGTGGGATGAGATGGCCAAGAAGACTGTGATCCGTCGCATGGCCAAGCGCTTGCCATCTAGCGCCGACGTTGACCAGGTCTTTGAATCTGACAACGAGGCGTCAGGATTCGTCCAGGTCGAGCGCAAAGAACCGATCAATATCACGCCCCCACCCGAGGAGCAAAAAGCGCCTATAGCCCGTTTAAAGAGGTCTATTGCGGATCGTTCTAGCGAAGTCATAGAACCGTCAACCGGTGAAATTATTCAGGAGGGCAATCATGTCGCAGCTACTGACACCGAAGGAACTCTGTGAGCGCTGGAAAATTGCCGACAACACCCTGCGAAAGTGGCGTGTTGCCAACACCGGCCCCACCTATATCAAGTTGGGCGAAGGCCGTAATTCAGAAGTCCGCTATCGCGTGGAGGACATTGAGTCCTTTGAGCGAAGCAATCGATTCGTAACCGAAAATTAGAAAGGGAGTCCCATGAAGAAATTACTTTTAGTAGTTTGTTTGCTGGGGCTGCTTTCGGCATGCTCTTCAACAAGCGCCCCGCCGAAGGCAGTTGAGCAAGAGTTAATCATCGACAAGCATGTACAACCAATGACCAGGAACGAAGTCATTGTTGGCGTGCGAGAGTGTGAAACTAATGGCCTGCGTGGTGTCATGCTGTACGGCAAGCGCAAGATCAATGGCTACACAACCGAGGTCGTCATCGATGTTACTTGCGCTCCGAAGTGGTAAAAAAAACCCCAGGTTTTTGGCCTGGGGTCAAACTCTTTGCGACTGAATTTGTGAGTCTGGCAACTGCCGCAAAGAGGGAGACTTAAACGAATTGGCGCGTGCCTGTTTTATCAATAATCAACTTTGATTTTTTAGGCGCGTCGCCTTCATTCGTGACCATAGCCACATGAGTCCACCGATCAAATTCTCGGATGACTTGTTGGTATGGCAAATCGCTTGCAATGATGGCGCGAACAACCTGGTCAGGCGTCATGCCTGGTACACGGATGTCTGCCGCGCAACCCCGTCGATGATCACTGGTATTTTTAGATCCAACCGCAGCGTTCACGGCCAAAGATCTAAAGCCACTGTTAATCATGACCGGCTTACCACCTAGAATCTTTTTAACCTCTTCCAGAAATACGGCCAAGCGCAGCATGTTGCCGTACGCATTAACCGTAACTTCCTTGCCATCGATCATACACTTTTCTGCCGTTGTCGGGGTGTTATCCAACTCGCGGTGATCTGTGTGCGTTAGCTCTTCCAGGCTAAAGTGTTCTGTTAACTGTGTCATCTTTTAAGCATTCCTTTAATCTCTTCTGTTTTGTCTTTTGAACCCTGGCTTGAACCAAAATAAAAAGAAAGCACCTGGCCCGCAGCGCTTGTGATAAATCCTAAAGCAAAAATAATAATCTGTTGCTGATCGCCTGGAGTGTTAACAAACATCAACACACCAATCAATAGGAATGCCAGGCCAACCACGCCAAGGGCAAGAACAGGCACCACCATTTTTTCAAAGCTTGTTGCATTTTCAGATGTAGCTACAGCAGCATAAGCCTGGCGCGCAGAGTCACGGTCAGCCGCATCCATCTTGGCGTATTCCAGGTCAAGCTCTTTAAGCTTCATTGTCATCTCTGGATTGCCTGTAAGGGCTTTTGTAACGCCTTCAATTGTTGAGTCAGGGATGCCTAGCTTGTCTGCAATCCAGCCAACGGCAAGGCCGCCTGCCGGGCCTGCAACTGCGGTCGCCAGCAACGGTGCCGCGCTTTTAAGTATTGTAAGTAATGTGTCCATTTTATTTGCGTCCCATAATTGTTTCGTTGTCGCCCTTGCGAACCGTAATTTTGTCACCTTCAATTTGAACGCTCATTGGGTCGCGATCAGCCATCCCATCTAAACGCGCAATCAATTCTTTCATGATTTCAAACTCTGGCCTTTCTTGTTTTGGGTTTGCGCCAGCAACACTGTTAAGCATTGAAATTAAAGCTGTTAAAGATGCGCCAAGCAATCCCATAACGGCAGCCATCTTGCCTTCTTCTAAAACGATGGAAGCGCCTACGCCCATTGCAACAATAATTGTGATGTAAACCAGCCCGTGTTTGCCAATGGCTTTGCCAGCCACTTCTTTTGCAGACTCTACAGGCAAGTCTTCTAATTTATTTTCTGACATATATACCTCACTTGTTATCTATCAACCATGAAAAGAACCAGGCAAACATGCTCACTGAAAACACAATGAATCCACCAATGATTCCGTAAAACTGTACATCTTCTGCAAGCTTTCTTTTTGCTTTCTCAATTTTTGCAATTCGGTTTCGCTCAACTCTTTCCTCTTCAGCTTTTGCTTCTCTGATCTTACGACGCTCAAGTTGAAAGTCTTCCCACAACCCGGCCATTGGAGTGTGATAAATCAAAAGCTCTTTAAGTTCTTGCTCAAACTGCTGTAGTTGCCTGATACGCATTACATTTTCAAACGCTTGCACATCAACCGACTTTGTCTTAATTACCTTGCCTTCAATGTCTTGCCCGGCTTTGCATACTGCTTCTTGTGCTTCAAAGAATTTACCAAGGCCGCGACTAATTTCATGCCCTATCGATCCTATGTCACTGCCTACAGACTTGGCTTCTTTGTATAAATTAACGGCGGCTTTAACGCCAGCCACCGCGGCCTGGGCTGCTGCAAAAGCGGTGATTGGATCAATCATTTTTTTACCCACTCAAGGCAAGTAACTTTCCTGTTGTACACATCTCCTGTCCAAGTCCATCGCACGCATTGATAGTAAACAATAGCAGGCGGTGGGGGGGGTAACGGTGCCTCTTCAATCATTACTTGCTTTTGTTTACTGCAAAAATCTAAACTAGAATTTTGATTTCCATTTATTTAATACCCCAAGTAAGGTACCAGGCAATGATTGCAGCCAGTGCAAAGCACATAAACTGTACTCGCCTAACGTCTTTAAGATCATGTTGAAAGTCTTCATTGTTTTTTCTCTCCAAGTTTTCTATGTCGAGCTTGAGTTTTAAAACATACTCCCACTCTTTTGCACCGTGCTTCTTTACAAAATCAATCTTTAACTTTGCCTCTTCATCAGAGATTTGCTTCTTGCGCCGCCATTCATCAAGAGCTTTGATTAGTGCATGTTGCTTTCTAAACTCTGCTTCTCTGGCTTCCCGTCTTCTTTCTTGTGCTTTTTTCTGTGCTACATCAGAAGCGTCGTTCTGTATCTGTTCAATACTTTTAGATAAACCTTTTGTGGCTTCTCTTGTAGCGTCTAATGAACTAGATAGAGCCTTTACTCCGTCAGTTATTCCAAATGGATCTGGCACATTTCTAGTCCTTATCTTCCTTGCTTTCCAGCTTTTTAAAGATTAAGCCTAGAGTCCGATCCATCTTCACAAAACCCTCTTTCATGTCTTGCTTGATGTCGCTCACCGCTTCTTTGAAATCATCTCGACGAACGAAGTCCTCATGCATTTTTGAGTCCATTCGTTGAACGTCTTTTTTAAGTTCCACAATTGCATCCCAAATGACTTTTAGGATCCAGCCTCCCAGCGCACCAGCAGCAGCGATGGCCCAATTGAAAATCATTTGATCCATCATGCACCTGGTGTTTCAGGAATGGCATCCCATGCCTGCGTTGATTCGTTCCATGTGTAAGGGCCGCCTTCAGTTGGCATAGCAACCGGGCAATCCCATAAACATGTACTGTCGTTCAACGTCCAACTTGCGTATGGCTTTGGTGGAATAAATGCATCGCGTGTTGCGTCGTAGCTAAAACCGACTCCAGCGTAGTTCTTACGCAATGGTGTGCCGCCGTTAGCGTGAACGCCGCCATGCGTGTTGTATGAAGTCTGAATCCATTGACCTGGACTTGAGTCCACAAACGTGTCAAAGAATTCTGGTTCGGCGACAATAACTTGCTCGACGATGCCGTTGTTTACTTTTGCAAAATGTGTCATGTGTTTCTCCTGTTATCCAGTAAATGTGCCAGATGATGTAAATGTGTGATATGTGTAACCACCAGCAGAAGTTACCGTACCTCCTGTGCCGCGTTGTGCGCCAAGGTAACGAACGATAAATACGCCAGAGCCACCGTTTTTACTTGATGCCGCATTATCATTTCCACTAGCACCGCCGCCGCCAGTATTAGCTGCTCCAGGATTACCAAAATTACCACCGCCCCCAGAACCGCCAGAAGAGTTTGTCAAGGCAGAACCACCACCACCACCGCCACCCGCATAGGTTGTGCCGTTTAACCAAGTTGAACCTGCACCGCCATTACCAGTACTTGACCCGCTTATACCTGCTTGACTAGCACCACCACCACCGCCGCCTCGGTTACTATTACCACTTTGACCGTTGGACGAGCCACCATTATTACCTTGCCCAGCCGTCCCACTGCCATAAGTACCACTTGCATTTTGAAAAGATGCTCCACCACCTGAACCGCCAGATGCGCCAGAATGGGCTAATGTTGTTGCTGGATCATTTCCACCGCCACCGCCACCACCAATAGCTGTAGCAATAATTCCAAATACAGAGGCTATGCCGTTACCTCCATTTCTAGGAGCACCAGAAGCGCCAGCACCTCCAGCGCCAATCGTAATGGTGTAATTTGTGCCTGTAGAAAGTACAAAGGTTGTTGCAGATAAATACCCGCCAGCACCACCGCCGCCACCATAGTTACCACCAGCGCCGCCACCACCAACAAGTAAATAGTCGCTGACATATTGAGCAACAAATTGCTGGCTCCATGCGAATCCTGTCCAGTACTCCATTGCGCCAAGCGTTGTGTTCCAGCGTTGCATACCAACAGTTGGTGAAGATGGTCTTTGTGCAGTTGTTCCTGCTGGGACTTGAAAATACCCAGTGCTTGAATTTGCTTGATCACTTACCGCCGTCGGAGTTACCGCAACAACAGCAAACGTGTTGTCTCCCCGCAAAAATGTTGTTGCGTCTTTTGTTCCAGTTGCGGATAACATTTCCGCGTTTACTTTTGTCAATGCCATGATTTATCCTTATGCTGTGTAAGAGCCAGAGCTTGTGAAGGTAATTATTGTGTTCGCGCCAGATGTTGTTACGGTTCCTGTTGTTACGCCTGAATACAAAGCCGTTAACACTGATAAAATAACAATTCCAGAGCCACCGCTTCCACCGCTACCAGGATATCCAGCGCCACCACCGCCGCCACCGGTATTGGCTGACCCTGAAATACCGCTTGAAGAAACTCCACCAGCGCCTCCACCTCCTGCGCCCCCTGCTCCAGCGGTTCCTGCTCCATAAGTTCCGCCGCCACCGCCGCCAGCGTAAGTTACAGATGCCCCACTAATTGACGATGAGGCGCCAGCGCCCCCAGATCCAGCCGTAGTGCCAGAGTAACTGCCACCCGCTGCACCCTTACCCCCACCTCCACCCGCTGGATATGCGGGGCCAGAATATAACGCATTACCGCCATTATTTCCTTGTCCAGATGTTCCAGTCCCGCCAGTCAAGTTTATACTCCCAGCGCCACCTCCGCCAGAACCGCCATTAATATTGGATGAATAAGCGTCGTCGTCGCCACTACCGCCACCGCCACCAACTGCTGTAAAACCTAAAGCGCTTGAGTTTGATCCTGGTGCCATTCCAGAAGAAACGGGAGTAGCACCAGCACCAATAACTATGTTGCAAACAATTCCACTGGCTGTAACTGCGCTACCAGTTAGCATGCCGCCAGCGCCGCCGGCACCACCCCTAACTTGACCGCCAGCGCCGCCTCCGGCAACAATCAAATAGTCTATCGATATAAGGGCTGCATAGTTTATCCATCCACCATTTTGATACGCCTCAACTTTTGCTGTTGTTGTGTTGTATCTAACCATTCCATTTACTGGAGATCCTGGGCGCTCTGCTGTTGTGCCGGCAGGCAAATCAAAATAACCTGTGCTGGTATTGTTTTGATCAGATACAGCAGTCGGCGTAACAGCCACAGTTTTAAACGTGTCATCACCAGCCAAGAATGTTGTTGCGCTTCGTGTACCAGTGGCCGCCAACTTTGCAAGAGTTACGTTTGCGTCTGCTATTTTTAAAGTAGTTACTGCGCCATCAACAATTTTTGCAGCCGTCACTGTGCCATCGCTTGGCGTACCAATTGCCAATGGGGTAGCGTAAGCAACCTCAATGTTAGTCGTACCAGTAGGTGGCGCGGTGCTAAATGTCAGCGTGGTGCCAGCCACAGAATAGGTATTCTTTTGCTGATACACACCATCGATATAAACAGCAGTGTTGTTCTCTGTGCTTGGGTCAGACGTCAGCGTAAACGCAACCGTGCTGTTATTGCCAGAGAAGTTGTCAATGTTGACGTTGGTAGCACCAAGTCCAGACTGTGAAGCAAACCAAGTGTTTGTCTCACCATCAGCCACAAAAATAATCTGGCTGTACTGTGAGCCAATCTGCGCGCTTGTTGCGCCGTTAATGGTGTCAGAGCCAGAGCGTGCAATGTTGACCGCGTTGGCGTCAGCCGTCCACTTGACCACGGCAATCTTAAATCCGTCACCGACCAAAGCGCCAGCAATCAATGGCAACGTAATAGTGATAGCACCACTGGTTGTTGTTACCCGAATCAGATCACCCGCATCAGCAGCCAGGATTGTGTAGTTGGCGCTCTTGTCTTGCACCGCACTGTACATGCCAGAAGCAACAGAAGCCGCAGCCTGGGCCGCTGAATTTGCAGCGTTGGCAGCCTGGGTAGGCGCATCAATAATTGCGGCAATGTTGGTGTAAGCGCTAGTCACCGCGGTCATGTTGGTTGACACGGTAGTAACAGCCGCAGCATTTGTGGCCACGGTATTAATGTTGGTGCTGTTTGCGTTTACTGCGTTTATGTTTGTAGCATTTGAGTTAACAGCATTGATGTTTGTTGAGTTACCCGCAACAGCAGTAATGTTTGTGTTGTTGCCGGCGACTGCCGTAATGTTTGTAGCGTTGCCTGCTACAGCATCAATGTTTGCAGAATTTGAATTGACCGCATTAATGTTTGTCGCGTTTGCATTGACTGCATTAATGTTTGTTGAATTTCCCGCAACAGAGTTTACGTTTGCAATGTTTGTTCCAACTGCTGTTACGTTGGCGTTGTTGGTTGCAACTGTTGTGACGTTTGCACTGATACCAGCAACTGTCGTTACGTTGCCAGAGATGCCGGCCACCGTGTTGACGTTGCTTATATTTGTGCCCACTGAATTTACGTTGGCAATGTCAACGGCCACGGTGTTAATTTCAGACACCGGCTCAAGCAAGTCAGAGCCTACGGCATTGACGTTGGCAATATTTGTTGCAGTTGCGTTGACGTTGGCAATAGCCGCGCCCACAGTGTTTACGTTAGCAATGCTGCCGGCAACTGTAGTGACGTTGCTGTTGTTGCCTGCAACCGTGTTTACGTTGGCAATGTTGTCGCCAACAGAGTTCACGTTTGTAATGTTTACCGCAACAGTGTTGATTTCTGAAGTTGCCTCCAGGAGATCTGAACCGACGGCGTTTACGTTGGCAATGTTGGTTGCCGTGGTGTTAATGTTGGCAATTGACCCTGCGGCCGTGTTTACGCTTGCAATGTTGGTTGCTACGGTATTGACGTTTGTGATGTCGTCAGCAACAGTGTTGATGTCGTCAATGTTGTTGGCATCAATGTCTAGGTTGTCAGCGCTGTCAGCTAGGCGAACAATGTCAGCCACCAACGATGCGGCATCTTCCGCGCTGGTGATTGGCAGCAAAGCCGCACGGTCTACAGATTCTTGAAGCTGTTGAATCTGAATAGTTGCCCGGTCGAGCGCGTCGTTGATCACGTCAGGGTAAAAGCCGCCTTGGTTGGTCAAGTCAGTAGGCTGCAAGTTGCCAATGTCGGACGTGATTACCAGGTTAAAGCCAGCCGCTAAAGCTCCAGCTACCAAGGTAATGCTGCCGCCAGGGGTTGCGTTTTGATCGGTATTAAGTGTGACGGTATAGTCGGTCGTCAACGTCAAAATTGTTTCGACATTGGTTGCAACCGTCAGGCGTACGACCTCAACGTCCGCAGCCGCAAACACTTTAAAATAAAACGGAAATACCGTGGTAGTGCCGTTACCTATGTATGGCCCTGCCTTGCGGTTTGTTGAACTAATCGTCATGGACGGACTCCTGGGAGATTTTGTTTACGTTATGGCTTTCATGTGGGGATACGGGCACCTATTTCTTCTTGAACCCCAACACAATTGCCGCTGGATTTTCAGTTTCCCCCTCTGCCAAAGCGTTAATACCAGTGATGGTTCTATTCGCTTGTGCAGAAGGCAATCCTGTAATGTCGCCAAGTAAGTTGATAGCGGCTTTTCTAAACGCGTCATCAAACTCAAACTGGCCTGCTTGTTTTAAAAACTTGTAGCTATCGGAAATTAATCGTAATCCGGCTGGCCCGCTGTAGTCTCGAGCGCCACCCTCGGCACCAGTGACTACTTTTGCAGCCTCGCCAAATTCACGCAGCACAACCATTGTGCCCATCAGGTACGACAACTGCTCGGCCGCCAGGTCTTTTGCAATCTTTTCCCAATCCCAATCGTCGTCGTCTTTGCTTGGTGTAACCGCAGCCTTTAAAGCGTAGGTCAAAACAACCGGCACTACAAACAACATAAGGTAGTCGGCAGCCAACTTGCCCTTGCTCTTGGCTGTCATACCCTTCATTGCGGCCAGGTTAAAAGCCGTATTCATAAAGCTGTAGTACACCGTAAACAATTTTAGTCCAGGGCCGCCGCGCTCAATAGCCGACAAGTCCTTGACCATGCCGCCACCCTGCGAGTCAATCACAGCCTGGTCAGCTAGGGCAATTGAAGTCTCTTCGTCGTTACCTTGGCCAATGCCTTTTTCATAAGCGCCGTACCAAGTTGGCACGTCTACCAGGCGTTGCATTCTCATCATCATGTAGTAAGCGCCAAGCTTAACTGCACGCATTGTCTGCGACTCATCCTGAACCATGTTGCGAAGTTCGTTAAGCTCACGGAATTGTGTGCGCGAACGATTGGCCATGAAGCTAGACTTTTCGTTAACTTCTTTGAAGGCTGCGCGTGGGTTTGCAATTGTCTTGCTGATTCCGCGGCCAATGTATCTTGCCCCAACTCGGACAATAGATTGGTTAAAACCGGTTATTTGCTGCAATGCACTCATGACGTTAAAGCCTAGGCCGGCAGCACTGATGCCTTGACGTAAGCGGCCCAGGGCCATCTCGCCTGCATTCTGTGCCATCTGCTCACCAACTGCAACGTCGTTCACCCAGGTTTTGAGTTGCTCTTTAAATTCTGGGCCGTACTGGCTGCGGATTGCCTCATCAATTGATTGTGAGCGCAGCAGCTTGTTGGCATCAATAAGCCACTCATGCCAGGACAGATCATGGATCACGTCATTGATACCAGAGTACATGCCAGCCATTGTGTAAAGCAATGGGCGGCCTTTGACTTCTTCAACCCGGCCCTTGGTAAAGCTGCGTTTTGTGGTGGCGCTTGTGTACGCACCTTGCAGCATACGTTTTGCGTCTTCTGCATCAGCGTTTGTTTCCGCACGCTGGCTTGCAACTGGGTCGTACTTAATTGGGTAGTAGCCGCCGCGCAGAGTGACGTCTGTGCCATCAGCAGATTTGATTGTGATTGAACGTGGCTCGATCCATTTAGGCTCTTTGCCGTAAAGCTTGCGCTCTTTCTCTGCAATCATTGGGCGATACGTTTCAAAGTAATCCCAGATCTTTTGAACGGATTGCAATTCTTTCTCTGTCAGAGATTCAAGGATAGGCATCACCTGGCTCATAGACCAGCCTTCGCCGCCCAGCAATCGCTGTGTGTTGCCTTCGTTACCGACGTTCAACGCAATAGCAATTTGCGACTCTTTGTTAAAGCTGCGCCCAACGCTTGCAAAGAATTTGCCATTCCCACCCATCTTGCCGGTAGCAAAAATAGGAGCCATGATTTTTGTCAAAGATTCAGTAGCCTTGGCGCGCATCTCCGTTTCCATGTCGCCACGGTTGTTTGCTGTGCGGATGAAATATTCCCACATCTTGCCGCCGTCTTTGCCGCCATCCATGATTCGAGCAATGGTTGCCGCTTTGATGTGCGATGCCCAGAAGCGTTTTAAAGTTTGAGCGTAACGACCAAGGTCGGTTGTTGGCGTGCGTGCCGTGGCCACCCGGCCGTTGGCGTTCTCATTGATGCCCTCAACGATCTCTTCCTTGGCCTGCTTGTAAGCAACTTCTTTTGCCGAAGTAAGCATGTTCTGCTCGGTGCGGCCCATGTGTTCAATTTGTTGGATGGTGCTTACCAGGTCGCGGAACTCCGACACAGTCATATTTCTATATGACTTGCGGTTTGCCTCGGCTTCCATCTCTGGTGAGATTTCTGGCTCATACCCGGCAGCGCGCTGGTTTTCAATCCACTTGGCCAGGGTTGTACGTTTATCCACTTCCCTCAAGCTAATTGGACGAAGCTCAAAACGCTCAAGCAACTGATCAATCTGTTCGCTGTAGTCCGCGCCCACGCGCTTGCGTGATGCATCGCTTTGAACTTTGCGGAAATATTTAAGACCCTTGTCAATCTCTTGGCTGGCCTTGGTTGCCTCGGAGGTCAATTGGTTATTGAGCAGGCGGTTCTGTAAAGCCTGGGTTACGGCATCCGCATCCCCTGCTTTCATGGCTTTTTCTGCCTGACGCGTTGAGCGGGTTTCTGCCGCGCTGTATTCGCTTGCCTTGGTATCGCGTACCAACTTGTTGCCAATGATGTTACGGGCCGCCTGGCGGGCCGCTGCAAGCATGATGCGAACCGGTTGTGTTGCCTTGGCTGCATGACGCAGTTCAGCCGTCACAAAGCGGGCACGGGCCTCGTTGTGCAATGCACGTTCAACAGCAAGCTCACGCGACTTGGCGTCATACATGTCTCCGTATTCTTCCAGCATGCGCTGATCGGTACGGGTGTCGATGGCTTCTTTAAGTGACGGAGCATCAACTAGGGAACGGACAAGCTGATCTCCAGAGGTAAAGCCAAACATATCAGCAGCCAGGTCTGGGTTTAAACCTTCGGCCGCCAGCATTCCATATTGGCCAAAGCCCAGCTTCTTAATGTCGGGTGACGATTGCAGGCCAGTACCGCTTTCGGGATAGAGAGCCTTAACGTCATCCAATTTAAGCTTGTTGCCGGCAGATACTTTTACTTCTTCGCCGTCTGGCATTGTCATTTCGCCGTACTTCAACCAGCGCAGCGCCTTAAATACTGGCTCTGTTTCAATGTCTTTGGCCACTTGATCCCGCACTTCTTTGCGAGTCTCGGCGGTTTCTTTTTGCATCTCTTTAAACATCTTGCTCTTGGCGTTTGATAGCCAACGCATTTGACGTAAGGATGCCGCGGTCAGGTCAGACACAGATTGGTCTTTGGCTTCTTTGGACATTGCCTGGTAAGCCGCCCATGTTGCGTCGTCCATTCCAGACTGCGCTTGTGTTAGGTAAATAGGCACCATCCCACGAACCGTTTGTGCCTGCTCAATTTCTTCTTCGCTGGCAAGCATTCGATCCATAACTTGCTTGACCTCGCCGGTCATGATTGGCAAGTCTTCGCCGTATTCTTCTTTGTAGATTACGTTTAATTCTTCGCGGATTGATTTGTAGACACGACGCAACCAGGCAGCAAACTGGTCAAACATAGTCTGCATCTTGACGCTTGGTGCGGTGCCGGTAGAGATGTAGATCTCGCTGTTGTAAGCAAAAGCCTCATGCACTTTACGCATGCCTTCGTTCATCTTGCCGGTATCTTGGAACTCCTGGTTCCATGCAGCCCACTCTTCAGGAGTAGCGCCAGCCCACTCAAGCACTGTATTTAAGTCATCAACAAACGACTGTGGCGCGTTTGGCATTGCTGCCAACTGCGTGATCATGTCCAGGTAAAAGTGCGTTGTTTCGTGGATAAACGTCGAATAGTCTGACTCTTTGGTCAGGATCGTCGTCAAACTCTTTGGATCAAAACCACCGCGTGATGGCTGATTTAGGATTGCTTTGTATTCGCCAACAAGAACAGGAATAGCGCCGCCGGGTTGGCCGACGTCTATTCTGTAGTCTTGTCTTCCGTTGGGGAATTCGTCATCGACGTTGAGTCTGTCGGGGTTAACCCTGACTGTGACAACTGTGTCACCATATCCAATATCTGCTTCACGCCTTGTTGTGAGGTAGACGCTTGGTTCCCCTGCTGAAACAAGTTGGCTACTGCGCTTAATTGCTCCGGCAGCGTCGGCGCTGGTGTGGTGGTAGAGGGTGACGGTTCCGTCTGGATTAAGGTCAAGTCCTGTTCGTTGGTCGGTTGTTGGGATTCCTCGCTGGGCAAGGAGTTCACCGCTAGGCTGTACCTCTGCTCCCGCCTGCTGCTCTGATTCTCTAGCCCAACGATTTGCTCCTTCAACCCCTTCACGAACGGATTGTCCGCTCCATGCTGCGGCTCCAGCCTTGCTACGGCCGCCTGTAGTAGTTCGACTTGTGATGGCATCAATTTTCTCCTGATATTGGTTCTTAAACGCCACTTCTGTTTCGTACCAGAACTGACCAGCAAATGACACGCCCTCGACTTGGCCCGCCACGGAGGCAGCCAAATCTTGCATAGCAATCGCTTGTTCTTCCATTTTCGTTGATATTTCCTCAACAGTCAAGTCCGACCAGTTAAAGTCGTCCATGCCATATCGAGCATTCATTTCTGGAACATATTGCAGGCGCACGCCCACAGCGTCTGGCATAGCACCAGCCATTGCTCCTGGACTACGTTTGCCGTCCACAATCACGGTGTAGAACTGCACGCCCTTGGCGGCCAGGTCGTCTAGGATTGGTTGCAGCTTGTCAATTGAACCGGCTTCCCGGAAGTACACCTCGACGCCTGGGCGATGACGCTGGTAGTCAACTTGCTCGTCCTCGCGTAAGACTCGAGACAGGAAGGTGCTGTCCTGGTTGGCGTCGCGCGCGGCCTCGAGCATCTTGCGCCACATTGGCAAAGGATTAAACCCTTCACGCACAACCACTTCCAGGTCAAGACTGCGCTCTGGATTGCCATAACGGCCTTCGGTTGACAGTGCTTTGCTGCCAAGCACGGTGGCCCCGTCGTCGTCCTGGTAGATCGATGTCTTAATATCTTCGCCCAGGCGGGCCATATCGGCGTCTGTAGGCACGAAGTCGATGCCTTGAGTACCAACGTCTTGCTGAATAGATATACCGCCTGTGTAGCGATCTACGGTGCGTGCCAGGGCATTGATCTGGTCAGCAGCCGCGGCCTTTTGTTCCGGCGTGGATTTGCTCGAGTCCATAATCTTGCGTAGCTTTGTAAGCTCTACAAGATCGCGTTGGCCAGTTAAGTCAGCCTCATACTCAAATGAGCCACCTTCACCGGCTGCGCTTGTCCAATTGTTTTTTGTCCAGACTTCTTTTTCCAGGAACCAAACCACGGCCTGCAAGTCATCATCATTCATGTTGGCCAAGCGA